GTGCGCGACCTTGACTTCATTCAATCTCAACCGGTCGGGGTTCGGCACATTGGCGACGGCTTGGCAGTCCCGTCGCCTTCGGAAGCCTCGCGGCGGGTTCGTCGGTATCTGTTGGTCAGCGGCGCGCAGCAGTTGTGCTATCCCTACTGGATCGAACGCACCAACGGCGACACCGGCGAAATCAAACAAGGCTCTGAATTCCGCCTGGCGATCTGCGGCCGGGAAGTGGTCGATGGCGCGGTCAAGGTCTACCGCAATGGTCGCTCGATCGGATACAGCGGCCTTATGCGTTGCGGCAATGTTTGGGGCTGCGTCATTTGCGCAAGCAAGGTGCTGCGCCGTCGCGGCGATCAAATCGCGGCCTTGTTCGATGCCGTGCATAAGGCCGGGGGCATTGCGGTGATGGTCACGTTCACGGCCGCGCATGCGCTCGGGGATGACTTGGGCGAACTGCTCAAGAAGCTGAAAGCGGCGCTTCGGATTCTTGGGAAGATGCGGGCATTTAATGATCTGGTTGGCCACCGCTCCGGCCAGGTCACCGCCACAGAAGTCACCTACGGCCAGGACTCCGGCTGGCATCCTCACAGTCACCAGGCTTGGTTCTGGCCGGCCGGCATGATCCCGAATTGCGAACAGCTGGCCGCGGGCCTGTTTCCGTATTGGCAAAACGCCTGCCAAAAAGTCGGCCTTCGTACCATCGAACAGGTGCGGGGTCGGCGTATCGGCGTCGATGTGCGCCGCGCCTGGGATGCCTCCGAGTATTTGACCAAGTGGGGGCGTGAACGGGAATGGTCGCTAGCGGCCGAGGTTACGGCGGGCCGGATGAAGACCGGCAAAGCCAGCGCCCTTACACCGTGGGGCATCCTCGAAGACGCCGTCATCCACGGCGTTGGAAGTCCGGCCGCCGATTTGTGGGTTAAGTATCTACGGGGTACGAAAGGCTTTCAATGCGTGAGCCTGCGCGGCGCGCGTGACTTGTTGATGTCAAACAATTTACCGACAACCTATGACGATTGGAAAGACGCCAATGATGCGGGGGAAGGCGAACTGATCGGCACGGTCGGGGCGGATAGTTTTCAGAAGGTGGTAATGGCGGGTGGGCTTGGTCGGCTGCTCGAAGGTGCAAGGGCGGGGGGTCTCGCCGGGTTGGATGCAGAGCTGCAATCTTTTTTAACTTCTCAGAGAGGAATCAATCATGGGCTTACTTGACAAGCATGTTTCAGTGTTGAAAAGCGAAGAACTGGTGCTGGGCTGCTCGGGCGGCTGGAAGGGCGAGGCGGGCACGAAGCAGGCCGATCTTGAATCGACAAAGCTGGTGATCGTGTCGGAGTCGGCGAATAAGACCTGGATCGGTTACACAACGGTCGAACAGTCGATAGCGGACGCCAGCGTGGGCTCAGCGATGGCCGGTAAGCAGTTTCCGGCGCGCTGTTACGTGAGTTACAAGCGCGTCGCCGCCGTCGAGAAAAAGACCTACGAAGGCCGGGAAACGTCGCGCGATGTCGAAAAGCTGGTCGTCGTCGGCCTCGAGTATCTCTGCGCCGTCGATCTGGTCGACATCGTAATCAAGGACAAGAAGGCGGCCTAAATGCCGTTCGCCTACGCCGGCCACTGCTATGCCACGCACGGGGAAGCCCTGGAAGCCTTCCAGAAGTCTTTCCCGATGCTTGGCGAAAGCCTTTGGACTTGGCATGAGTCGTCCAGCATTGATGCGGCGGGCATGGTGACTTATTCAGTGGTCACCAAACCGGCGACCGGCAACAACACAACCACGCGCAGCGGCACCTTGCAGCTGGCCGGCTGCGGCACGCCGGATGCGGCGGAGTTTGACGCCGTGGCGGCGGGTGGTGTCTTCGCCTTCTTCTTCCTCGGGGTGGCGATGACCTGGTTGCTGTCGCAAAACATCGGCCTGATCCTCGAGGCCATCAAGAAATGGTAACGATTTCGCCCGAATTGGGCAGAACCGGCGCGGCGGTTTCCGCGCATCTGTTGGGAGATTGACATGTTCAAAAGCATGAAGCTGTTCATTGCCGGCTTGATGGCCCTGGCGTTCTCGATGTTCGGCGCGCCGGTCTTCGCGGCTGGCCCCGATCTGTCGAGTGTGACCAGTGCGGTCGACTTCGGCACCGTGACCGCGGCCATCCTCGGCGTGGCGGCGGCGGTGGTCGTCGTCTATCTCGCCTGGAAGGGCGCGAAGATGGTCATTGCCGCGGTTCGCGGCGCCTGATCGACCTGGGCGGGGTGCGGGGGAGCTTCGGCTTCCCCGCGTTCTCATGCGAAATTGAAGGGGTTGTAAATGAACGCCGTCGACGCCTGGTATCTCGTGTTTGCCCTGTACGGCATGCTTACTGCATGGGCGATGGTGAAGGGGCTTTCGGGTGATTAGGATTTGCCTGGCCGGGCTTTTGATTTTGGTGAGTTCTGCGACCTGGGCGGCGATCTATGACGCGGTGATTACCGGCGCGACGAAGGTCGGTTCCCAATGGGCCATTAAGAGTCCTACGGCAACGGTGAGCGCCGGGGCCGTGCAAACAGTAGCGAAAGTACCAGTAGGAAGCACATTTACGGCGAATGTATCGGGGGGCGGTGTCAGCATCGCGGGCGGTGTTGCCTCGGTTCCGGTGGCTATGCAAGTGGCTTCCACGGCTGGGCAGGTGGCGATGACCGCGATCAGGTTAAACCCGGCCGGCTTGGTGGTTGGGTTAACAGCGCAATGGCTGCTAGGTCAAGGGTTGCAGTATGCGAACAACAATTGGACGAAACAAACCACAGAGCAGAATTACAACTGGGGCGGGCAGCCTTCCGTCGCTGCGTTGGTGAACGCTGTTTGCGCCAGTCGCGGGGCTCCGACCAATCTGGATATCAATACGATAGGCGTGGTCGCTTACTCGGCGGGCGCGGTGGCTCAAGCGGAAAGTATCGGCCTGTCGGTCGGCATTCAATGTAACCACTCTTGGGTGGATTACTGGTGGAAGACTTGCACGGCGACCGGCGCGCAATTCTGGCAGGGTTGTGCGCCTGGGCAGACGGTGTCCGTGCCTGCGCAAGAAGCCGATTTCACGCAAGCGGCGAGTGCGCCACTGAGTGATGGTGCAGCGGGCGAGCTGGTGAAGGTAATCGATTTGCCAGTTGAACCGCCGACTTATCCATCGTCGGCGCCTGTTGACGTGGATAGCGCGCCCTATCTTGACCCGATCAGCGGGCGCATGGTAAAGGACACCGCCAGGCTCACGCCGTCACCGACGGCGGATAATCCGCTTGGAATGCGCATTGAGCGCTATCAACGCGACGCCGGGGACGTGAGCGGACAGACCACGGCGGCGCCGGCGCCGACCAAGGAAGCCAGCATAGCGAACCAACCCTTGAACGTTCAGTTTCCTTCTGACTACGCTCGGCAGGGTGAAGCGCAGTCGGCGGCGACCTCGATCACTGATGCGCTCGGGGCGAAGATCGACAAGATCACCGAAACCGGCGCCGACCCGGCCGATCCGTTACAGCCGGCAACATCGGAATTTGATCAAGCGTTTTTCCAGGGCACGTTCACAAACCTGCTTGGCTGGCAATTGCCGGGGCATTCGAGCCAGTGCCCGACGAGCGGCTTTACCTGGAACGGCGAGGCGTATGTCATAGACAGTCATTGCCAGCTGGTACAAGACCATTTCAGCGCGTTGTCGACGGTGATGGCCGTGGTCTGGACTGTGCTGGCGCTGTTTATTCTTCTGGGAGCCTGATATGGCAATGCCTTTACTACTGGCGCCGCTCGTGACATGGATTTTTCGCGATGTGGTGGTCAAGTTCCTGGTATTCGTGGCTCTGTTCGCCCTGGTCGCCTTCCTGGTGCCAAAAGCGGTGGGCTACCTGGGCAGCTTCATCAATCCAGCGGGTCTAAGCAGTGCATTCGGTGCGGTCTCGCCGGGCGTGTGGTTCTTCCTCGACTTCTTCCAGCTCGGCTACGGCGTGCCGTTGCTGATTTCCGCCTGGGTGTCCAGGTTCCTTATTCGGCGTCTGCCGGTCATAGGGTGATGTCATGACTAAGAAACTGACCCAAGAAGACTATGCAGCGCGCTATGAGTCGAAGCGTCAGGCGGGAGTGCTGGAAATGGCGCGGGCCTGGGCAGCGGACAAGGGCGAGGCGTTTGTGGTGTTCGTCGGCGGGGTGCCTGGGGTGTTCTGTCGTACTCAAGATTTTGCGGTGGACGTGGCGCGTCGGAAGGTGAGGGCGGGCACCGCTTGGCGTGAGTCACTATCGATCAAGCGGATCAAAGTCTAGCCATGTCGATCAAGGCGTATGTCGGCCGCATGGGCTCTGGTAAAACCTACGAAGTCGTTTCCGAAATCATCGTCAAAGCCCTGGCACGTGGCCGGCGCGTAGTCTCCAACATCGCGGGCCTCGACATCGAGGCGATAAAAGGGCTGCTTGTTGATAGCGGCATTCCTGAATCGCAAATCGGCGAACTGATCCAGATCGATCATGAAAGGGTGCTCGACCCGTATTTCTGGCGCTCGGATGCGCCGATAGAAGCGCCGGCCCTGGAGCCGGTTAAAACCTTCGTCTGGGGCAAGGCTCGCCAGCGCGTTGCGATCGAGGCACAGCTGCAGGCGGTGGCCGTCCCTGAAGACTATTTCATCCAACCCGGTGACCTGGTGGCCCTGGACGAAATCTGGCGCTTTTGGGGTGGCTTCGCGACGAAGGACGGCGACGGCAACAAGCGGCCGGCGTCGGTTATGAACTTTTTCCGCATGCATCGCCATTTCACGCATCCGCAAACCGGCGTGTCCTGCGACGTGGCGCTGATCACGCAGGATGTCATGGACTTGTCTCGCTCGGTTCGTGCGGTGATCGAAGAAACCTACTACATGGAAAAGCTGACGGCGATCGGCAGTACGAAGCGGTATCGGGTCGACATCTTCCAGGGCGGCAAGACCAGCGGCAAACCGCTGCGCCAATTGCAGCGCAGCTATGACCCGCGTTTTTTCCCGCTCTACAGCAGCCACAGCCAGAAGAAAGAAGGCGACGCCGATGCCGTAGAAGAAAACATAGACCAGCGTGGCAACATCTTGAAGGGCGCACTATTCAAGGTAGTGCTTCCGGTCGGCCTGATTGTCGCCTGTTTCGCGGTCTATACGGTCTGGTCGTTCTTCAATCCGAAGGCGAAAGACAGCAAGGACAACAAGGCGGCGGCCGGGCAAACCAGACCGGGAGCCACACAGCCGGCAAGTGTTTCTCATGCGAAAAGCGGCCCGGACCTGGCCGAAGACTGGCGGGTGATCGGCTACTATCAGACCGGCGCGGATGTAGTGATGGTCCTGAACAACGGTCAACGTGTTCGGTCATTACGGGGCGCGCCGGGCAAAATCGCCGGGCTGAGCATGGAAGTGATTTTGCCTACTGGTGAAGCGGCCACGGACTGGACCGGCAACAAGGCGGGCGGGTTGATTCCCGGGGGTGCGAAATGAAGCGCCTGGCCTGGTTGCTGGTGTGCTGCTCACTGTCGGCCGTAGGTGATGACAAGGTGTCGCTTGTGTTGTCTGACGTGCGCCTGGTCGATCTGGTGCGCGTGGCTTATGGCGAACTCAGCAGAGAGCCGTTTGTGCTGTCGCATGAGCTGCTCGAATCGACCGACAGGTTCACCGTCGATCTGCGCCAGGTGTCGAAGTCGAACGCGGTGGGGTCGGTGTCGGCGTTGGTGCAATCGGCTGGCTTCGAGGTCGCCAGGCGCGACGGTGTGGTGTGGATCAGCAGGGCGACGGGCCCAACTGACGAAGTGATCGTCTATCGGCCGCGGTTCCGATCGGCGCGCTATCTAGCGGACGTGGTGCAAAGCGTCACCGGCGCCCGGTCGGTATTGGCGCGCTCGATCAAGAGCGCGGAAAGCCGGGAAGTACAGGCCGGCAAGGATGGGGCGCCGGTAGCGCCGGCGAAACAAACCAGTCCGACCAGTGTCGAAGGCCAGATTGATCGCAGCGAAGTCGACCAGATCGCGTTCACCGTCGCGGCCAAGGACGTAGCGAAGGTCAACAAGCTCCTGGTCGCCCTCGATGTCGCGGGCGGGGAAGTTGTACTTAAAGCGGCCGTGTATGAGGTTGGCTATGACCGCCGCGAAGGCTCGGCCGTGCAGCTGGCGATCAAGCTGGCCGGGGTGTCGGGTTCGGTGGCTGGCAACCTTCTTAGCGGGGTGTCCTTCAAGATCGCTCAGGGTGGCATTGAGGCTGTCGTATCGGCCCTGGATGCCGATGCGCGGTTCAAGTCGGTGTCGCGTCCTCAAGTGCGGGTAAAAAACGGGGCCCAAGCCCGTTTTAGTGTCGGCCAGGACGTGCCGGTCCTGGGTCAAGTGCAAAGTGACCGGGCGGGTAATGCCTTGCAGTCGATTGACTATAAGCAGTCAGGCGTGATCTTGACCGCGACGCCGGAGATTCGTGAGGGCGTTATTGAACTATCATTAGCGCAGGAGCTGAGTAATTTTGTAGTGACCAAGACGGGCGTCAATGGCTCGCCGACCCTGATTAAGCGATCGGTGAACACAAAGCTGGGGCTTGTACCAGGTGAAGTCGTGGTGTTGGCCGGGCTCCAGGATGATCAGGAAGACGAAACTCAAAACCGTATGCCCTGGCTTGGCTGGCTGCTCGGCAGGGAGCGGCAAGAAAAACGTTCAGAGATTCTCGTATTTATCGAAGTGCAGCGCATCTAGGGAGGTATTATGAAAACGGTATTGATTATTGTAGTGGCTCTCGGGCTGGGTTATTGGGGCGGCGCGTCGTTGGCCATAGCGGAAGCGCAAAAGAGCATGGCCAGCTATTTAGAGTCTCCGGCAGGCGTTCAGAGCTGTCGCGACATCGTTCGAGCGGCGGGAGGGTGATCGGGTTTTAAGCGCCTCCGACTTACGCCTGATCCAAAAGCAAAAAGCCCGCAATTGCGGGCTTTTGTCCACATAAACTGGGGATAACTCAGTTCGTCAATTCCAGCCGGCGCTCGATGCGGTCAAGCCGTTCGTTAAGGCCGTCTGCCGTAAGCTGCTGGGAGGCGTCGGCGGCGGCGAGGTGGCCCAGGTGCTGAATAATCGACGCCTGGCCGGCCTCGAGGTTGCCGGTGCGTCGGATCAGTTCATCTAGCTTGCGGTTAATGTTGTCCTGTCCGGCCTGGAAGCGTTTCAGGTGTTCAAGCATTAGGTTCTCTACAGTTTCGGCCATGGTGGGGCGCTCCTTTCGGGTGAGTGTAGCTCAAATGATTTCGCATGCGAAATTTTCAGGGCTCGAAGCGGTTGGCGAAAGACGCGGCCAGGGTGGCGGCGATGGTCGTTTGATCGAGAATCCGGCCGGCGTCGGCCAGGTCGCGCACAATGCGTTTTGCTTCCTCGCGTTCTGCTTTGATTTGGCTGGTAAGCATGGCTAGGAGGATCGGCGCGCGGTGTGCGCCGATGTCGCCAGCGCCACCAAAACCCGCCAGGATGGCGCGGGCCTTTGTGGCGGTGATCGGGGCGAGGGTGGTCATATCGAGCGGATCGGCTTTCAT